AAGCAGACCGGGCCCGCCCTCGCAAGGGGCGGGCCTTTCGAGGTGCAAACTCTCAAAGGAAGGCGGATCGGCATGTCGAAGAAGATCAAGATCATGTTCAACGGCCGGAGCGTCGTCGGGCTCGGCTCGGACTGTGTGCTCGTGCCCGGCGTCAACGAGGTCGCCGAGGAGGTCCTCGCCAAGTGGTCCAAGGACCCCGTGGTCCTCGACATGATCAAGAAGGGCACGATCGACGAGGTGCACGAGCCCACGCAGGAGCCCGAGACGCACGCCCCCGAGGAGAAGACCAAGCGTCGGGGGCGCAAGCCCAAGGCCGCGCAGAGCGCGCAGGACGGCGAGGACACCGGCGAGGACACCGGCGAGGGCGACGAGGCCACGTCCTAGCCCTGCAGGACCGAGCACGGGCCCGCCCTCGCAAGGGGCGGGCCTTTCTGGCTAGGAGGTCCCGCCGATGGTCGAGTGGTCGAAAGTCGATCTTGCATCCCTGGTCGCCCCCGAAATGGCGGACGTCCCGGACGCCGTCTTCGACGAGGTCGCGGCGCTCGTCGCGGAGCGTTTGAGCCCTCGAGTGTTTCCGGAGGGGACGCACGTTCGCAAGTTCGCGGGCCTCTACCTGATCGCGCACACGCTCGCGATCTGCCCTCCGGCGGGCGTTGCTGTGAAGGGCCCCGCAGTGTCCGCCGAGTCCGCGGGCGAGGTCTCCGTGTCGTATGCCGTCCAGCCTCTTGCCGGAGACGACCTCGCGCTCTCGCCTTATGGGATCCAGTTCCGCAGGCTGGCCCGCTCGAGGACCGGGGGAGGGCTCGTCGCGTGACGCGGACGATCGACCTCGACGCCCTGTTCGCTTCCGTGTCCGCGGCGATCGGCCACGGCAAGGCTCGCGGTGCTTTTGAGGTCGAGCAGATCGACAAGGGCCTGCGGCGCGTGCGCGAGCAGCTCGAGATTATTAGCCGGGATCACAGCTACGCGAAGGCGGGCGTCATGGGCAAGAAGGCCGTGGCCGACCGCCCGACGGAGGAGGGATCCGAAGAGCGCTTGACCAACGTCAAGTTGGCCCTGATCCACGAATTCGGCGCACCGGCGAAGGGAATCCCTGAGCGCAGCTTCATCCGGCGACCGTTCGACAAGCACCGGGAAGAGTACCTCTCGCTTCTGTCGAGGCTGATCAAGGCCGCAGTCTACGAGGGCCGCGGGAGCTACGAGAAAGCCTTGCGGATCCTCGGCTTGAAGATGGCGACGGACATGAAGCTCTTCGTAACCGAGGGGCGCGAGGTGCGGCCGCCAAACTCACCGGCGACGTTCCGGCGCAAGCTCGCTAAGGGCTACTGGAAGATCGCCAAGCGGGCCGCCGCGGCGCGCCAGGGCAAGCCCGTCATGCACGGGCCGATCGAGGCGCCCCGCCCGCTGATCGACACGGGGCGTCTCGTAGGGTCGTTGACCTGGGGTGTGGTGAAACGATGAACCTGTCGGGCACGATCTCGAGGCTGGCGAACGCGACGGTCACGGTCACACGCCCGGGCGCAACGACCTACGACGATCGTGGACGTGCGTCCGTGGGCGCGGGCGAGAGCTTCACGGCGAGGGTTTCCGTACAGCCCGTAACACGGGACGGGGACCTGTTGCTGCTGCCCGAGGGATCGCGCGTGAGCGAGGCCCGGATCGTGATCGCTCCCGTCGAGCTGCTCGAGGGCGACGTCGTTGAAGTCCCGGGCAAGGGCACGTTCAAGGTCTTGAGCGCTTCGGACTGGTCGACCGCCGGGTTCTCGCGGGCGTTCTGCCTCAAGGAGTCGACGTGAGCTTCGCGAGCTGGGAGACCGTAGAGGACGCGATCGCCTCCGTCGTCCGGGCGGAGACCGGGATCGTCGTACTGTGGAAGGACCAAGGGGCGCCGCGCCCCCCGCTCCCTTACGTGGCTTTGCGTCATGACGGGGGCTCATCGGCGAGCGCTTTGACGGAGCGCATGGTCTCCGACAACCCCGACGGCCAGCCCGGAGACCCGTCCGCAGTGCCGCCGTCCGTGGGCACGGAGCTGCTGCTCACGGAGATCGAACAAGTCGACTTTCGCCTAGAAGTGGAGACGTTCTCGCCGCCGGAGGCCGTCGGGGCAGCCCATGCCGTCGCTATTGCTCGAGGTCTGCGCAACGCCCTAGCGAAAGAGAGCGTGCGCAACGCCCTGGAGGCCGCGGGGGTAGTGGTCGCGGACCGCTCGGGACCTGTTCAAAATCTGACCGGACTGGTAGAAACGGACTTTGAAGGACGGGCGTTGTTTGAGGTCGGTCTGCGGGCGGCCTTCTGTGTTGCCGACACGTCGACCTACATCGAAACGGCGCAGATCAACGGGACCTTGGCCGAAGGGCAGACAGAAACAACGGTCGTCGTGACCGTTCAAGACGAATAGGAGAGATCAGATATGGCAGGCCTTTCGGATATCGTCACGGTGAGCATTTCGACGGCGAACGCCTCCGTCAAGCAGGCGGACTTCGGCATCCCGATGATCCTCGGATCCCACTCGCGCTTCACCGAGCGGATCCGCTTCTACAACGTCCCCGCGGACATGCTCTCCGACGGGTTCGAGGTTGGCGACGCGGAATATCTCGCCGCCCAAGCGCTCTGCTCGCAGAACCCGGCCGTGCCCCGCTTCGCTATCGGGCGGCGGGTGAACAAGCCGACGGCCGTCTACAGGATCGCGATCGTCGCGGCCCTCGCGGGGCAGACCTACTCCGTGAAGATCAACGGGCAAACGGTCTCATTCACGGCCGACGAGAGCCCGACCCTCGCGGAGATCTCCGCCGGGCTCACGTCCGCGATCGGCCTCGCCGTTACAGGGTGCACCGCGGCGGAGGTTGCGGGGGTTGGGGTCGACCTCACGGCGACGACCGCCGAGACGTTCTTGCGGGTCGAGTCGCTCGACGTCTCGCGGCTTACGACTCTGGCAACGCACGCGGACGCGGGCGGGTCGGCAGGCGTTGCGGCAGACCTCGCGGCGGTCGCGCTCGAAAATGGCGACTGGTATGCCTTCTGCCTCACGAGCTGCGGGACCGGCGAGGTCCTCGCCGCCGCGGCGTGGGCGGAAGCCAATCAGCGGCTCTTCGTGCAGGCCTCGAACGACTCCGCGATCATCGGGTCGGGTTCGGGCGACCTCGCGTCCCAGCTCAAGACGGCGAACTACTACCGGACGGCGCTCGTCTACCACCCGGACAATGGCTCCTTCGTGGATGCCGGGTGGATGGGCGAGTGCCTGCCCCGCCGCGCGGGCAGCGAAACCTGGAAATTCTCCACGATCGCCGGGGTCGCCACGGTCAATCTGACCCCGACGCAGATCGTCAACCTCAAGGCGAAGAACTGCAACTACTACGCGGGTTATTCGGGCCTCTCCATGATGGCCGACGGCAAGCTCGCGGCGGGTGAGTGGATCGACACCGTGCGCGGCCGGGATTGGCTTGCCATGCGAATGCAGGTCCGGGCCGTGGTCGACATGAAGAACGCCCGGGACGCCGTCGGAAAGGTCTCGTATACGGACGACGGCACGGCGATCCTCGAGGGTGCCGTGCGTGCGACCCTCGCGGAGGCCGTGTCCCGAGGGTTCCTTACCAAGGACCCGGCCCCCGCGGTCGCAGTGCAGAAGGTCGCGGACGTCGCCGCCGTGGACAGGTCCTCGCGGGACTACAAGGGGATCACGTGGTCGGCCAATCTGGCGGGCGCGATCCATGCCGTGACGATCTACGGGAGCATCTCCGCGTAGCAACCGCCGGGTGCCCGGGCTCTAGCCCGGGCCCCTCTACTTGAAAGGATCGGACATGGCGAACACTTACGACCCTGCAAAGCAGGTCGTGATCTGGAAAGGGATCCGGCTTTCCGGTTTCGCGGACGGGACGTTCATCGAGATCGACCGCGATGCGGACAGCTTCACGAAGATCGTCGGGGCCGACGGCGAGGTCGCGCGCGCCGCGTCGGCTGACCGCTCGGGCTACGTCAAGGTGACGGTCCTGCAGACGGCGGCGATCAACGACGTCCTTTCGTCTGAGCTGGTCAAGGACGAACTGACCCGGCTTAATGCGGGGTCGATCTTCGTCAAGGACCTGTTCGGCCGCACGACCGCGAGCGGTCCGGAGGCGTGGCTACTGCGCCCGGCAAAGGTCACTCTGAGCAAGGGGATCGAGGCTCGCGAGTGGACGTTCATCGTCGCGGACCTCGCGATCTTCGTCGGCGGGAACGTCGGGGTCATGGGCTAGCAGCGCACTGGGCGCGGTCCGCGTGACGGGCCGCGCCTTTCTACTCTGAGGGCAGGACATGCGAGAGACGGGTGAGAAGCGGATCAAGACGACCTTGGGCGAGGTTGTCGTCCATGTTCAACAACTCCCGGCCATGAAGGCTTTTCGGCTGCTCTCGAGGCTCGGGCGCGACCTTGGCCCGGCCCTCGCGTTGTTCGCCAAGGGCGACGCGGGGATCGAGCAGGGCGTCCGCCTCCTGTTCGAGGCGGTCACGCCCGAAGAGCTGGAGGCTGTCACGCGGGAGCTTCTGCAGGGGGCCCAACTCGAACTGCAGACGGCCGACGGCCGCAAGCTGGTTGACCTGCTCACCGTGTTCGACTCCGAGTTCCGCGGTGAAATGGGGGCGATCCTGCAGGTCCTCGTGCACGCGGTCACGGTGAACTACGGAAATTTTTTCGCCGAGGCCGTCGCTCTCGGGCAGCAAGCGACGGCGAAGGTCTCCGGCTTGAAGGCGTCGGGCACCTCTTCTGGCCCGCGGAGCGCCTGATCCAAGAGCGGATCGCGACCTTGTCCGAGATCGAGGGCTACTACTCGATCGACGACGTCGCCGACCGCAACGACGCTCTAGACGCCCTCGAGGCCGCGCGCCGTAGAGCCGAGGACGCCGCCCGACGAAAGAGGTAGCCGTGATCGTTTCCGAACTGGTCGCCCGCCTTGGGTTGCATGTTGACGAGGCGTCGATCAACCGCACAGACGACGCCTTTAAGCGAGTCCGACAGGGGCTCCTCGGTCTCGGGGCGGCCTTTGCGGGCGCGGTCGCAGGGCTCGCAACGCTAGTGCAGAAGACGGCGGAGGCGGGCGACCGTTTCGACAAGGCCTCACAGTCGATCGGCCTGTCCGCGGAGGCTCTGCAAGAGC